AGTCTACTCTAGCCGCTTAGTTTAACTTCTACAGTCTGTGTTGTCTTACTTAAACTTGACCCACAATTGTCCCTTTATTCTGTTACCAACTATGTCCCTTTAAACCCCCGTTCCCCCTAAATACTCAATTCATAATCCTTAGTATTTAGTTTCTAGGTTTCGCCATGCCTTTAAAAGTGCAATTTTAGTTCGGGCAATGCTTAAAACGCTCAATTATAATTTATGATGTTTGAAGTTTATCTATCATATTTTCAAAAAAGACCCAGCAACATTGGTTAAAATTGGAGCTTTTTTAATTCTGGCCTAATGAACCAGATTATTTTTGCTTTTCAAATTCCGATTGTTGACTGAAAAATACCAAAAACATTTAAAAATATTTTTACCCGGTTTTTAAGACCCATGCGAGTCAACCGGTACTTAGGTCTGATAAACCCTAAGTCAGATTTTCGATTTCTTGTTCTTAGTAATACAAGTAATCCTTCTAGAAAATTAGGAAATTTCTAGCTGAACTAGCCCTTATCGGCTCACACATTTGCATTCCTCGGCTGTACTGTCCTGTACCGTCGTGAAACCACAAGTTCCTGGTCTTCAAAACCTGACTTCCCGAGAGAGATCGTGCCTACGGGCTAACAAACAGATACAACTATACATAATAACGATGAATACTTCTATCTCTCAAAATTCTCAAAACGTTCGCCCATCTAGGGTCAAAAAATTTTTTAAAAAGATTAAAGCATCTTTTAGATGCCGAAGCTTTAAAAGCTTCTTTTGTTTCCGTTCCCGTTCTCGTACATCTACACCGGTCTTGGAGATGGATATTGAACAGGACTTTTATGTTTCCCAAGGCCCTGTCCTGGCTGAACAGACTATTCTTGTTCCTGACTTTTTAGAAGAAATCAAACATTTTACCCCAACTGCTAATTATGGGTATGATGTTTTTGATTATGAAGATGATGGCTATATTTCACAAAATCCTACTGGACTTGATTTGGTCTCTATCTTCCTTGAAGCTAGAGGTTTTCCTATTAGTTTAACTTCTTCTTCTGATCTTGAGAATTTTGATTTTATCGGTTATCTTTCTAATGCTGGTATTCCTCTTAACATTAAGAATCTTGTTCTTTCCCCTAGTGAAACTTTCAAAACTTTCATTAAAAATAGTCTCTCCTCCTTTAAAACTGATCTACTTAGCGCTTCTGGAGAGATTGCGGTTCGTGTTGCTCTTGTTACTTGTGCCTGCGCCATTTTTATTAAAGGTATCTATGAAGAGAATGAAGTTTATATCACTATTGGCACTGTACTCATTGGTGCGGTTGCTATTTTCCTTTCTGAAGATGCAAGTAAAGCGGTTAGCAAGATACTTACAAAGGTCAATGGTTTTGTTTCTCAAGGCTATATAGATCTCCCTTGCATGATTGCTGAGCTCGCTGCCAATCTCTTTTATTATTCTGCCATGGGCCTCTATGGAATTTCTACTGCTACTGTAAGTATTAAAAATTTTGTCTCTTACGTAGCTATTTTGCCAAAATTCCATGATGGTGTCAATTTTCTTCTCGATAAAGCTTTTCTTTTCTTTCAGAGTATTAGTGATTATATACTTGATACCACCGCTGATGGAAAGACCTTTTTACAACATCGAGATCTTACTAAAGCGGTTCGTACCTGGGGTTCTCGTGTCACTGACCTCTTGGGTACGCCCTTCGAAGAGAGAGATTGTAGTTATGATATGGTCCGCGAATATCAAGACCTTTGTGAAACTTTTGACGTTCTTACTGCTTCCAGTTTGGAATTTAAGCGTTCCGGCGCAGAAGTTTCTTACCTGAAGTATTATAAATCGAAACTTGATGAGCTTTCTCCTGTTTTTGATGGGTATGCTAATTTTCGTCATGGCGTTAGGGTTGAACCCTGTGCCCTCTGGCTGTACAGCCCTCCTGGTTGTTTTAAGACTACCATGATGAATATAATAGCTCAAAAGGTTGCTCTTGCTATCTCTAAGGATAAGGATGTTGCTAGAAAAATTATTGATAATCCTGGTAGTGTCGTTTATAATCAACCCCCTGGTGATAAGTTTTGGTCTCGATATGAATCTCAGCCTGTAGCCATGTTTGATGAGGCCGACCAAGATAAAGCTGCCCTTATTGAAGCGTATACCAACTTTTATATCAAACTTATTTCTATGGTCAATCAGAATAGGTTTCCTTTAAATATGGCTGGAATTGAAGATAAAGGTAAAGATTTCTTGTCCCGCTTCATCTGTATGACCACCAATATTGATTATATCCCTAACAATGCTCAGATTCAAGACATTGGCGCCGTTAAAAGGCGTCTTGAATTTATGTATGAAATTGAATGCGTTAAGCGACCTGATCCTGCTAACATTACTAGAATTACTTTTGATAATGTAGTTTTCCATGAACGCAAATTTGTTGCTAACAGTAATCATACTTTTAGAACTGGAGTTGTTCTCTCTGGTGACGAACTTGTGGATGCTATTGTTCAATCTTGTAAAACCAAGGAAGTTTATTATGAGAAGTTTTGCGATACACTTAAGGAGGAGATGATTAGAACCTGCTTGAAAACTTATGGTGAAAATGCTGTCCCTGTCACTGAAGATGACCTTCTCCTTGACAATCTCGAGGAGCTTTATGCAACGTTTCCTGCTATGTTCTCTGGTGAAAAAGGCGAGAGATGGAAGAAGACTCTTCATGATTTTGTTCCTTTACCTGAATCTTCTCATATTAAGTCATTTGCCATTTATTTTAAAACACCTCAATTTGACCCACAGAGCTATTTGGTTGATAAGTCTTTGTTCTCAAAGATTCATCGTGGTGTTCTTATATCCTCTGGCGAGATTACCAAAACTGTTAAACCCAATCTTCTAAAGCGTGCCAAACTCAAACTAGCTCAAGCTTACGACTCCTTATTTTTAAAAAATGAGCCTCAAGATTTAAGTCTTGAGGCCTATTTTGACTCCCCTCCAGATAAGGAAGTATTGTTTTCAATGCAAAATCCTGCCGATGAAGTTATCACATTAGAACATCGCGGATGGAGAGAAGGTGAGTATGTTTCTCAAGGCTTTTTTAGTGACCCCGATCCCCATGAGGCTTATGAAGAATTTTATACGAGGTTTCAAGCACATTTGTTGGAACAGCGTAATAAAAAGTTTACTTTTATTACTAATGGCTTCAAACTTGCTGGTACTATTTTAACTGGTTATTTATTTTATGTCGCCATGAAGAAAATGTTTGCGAAGCCTAAGGAACCCTCTCTTGTCCCAATGTCCCTAGAAACCTTTGAGAAATTGTATCCTGAACATTCTGGTCTTCTCACTGAACAGTTCCCTTTGCTGCGTGTTGATGATGGTGATAACTACTTTATTGACAAGATTTATGTTGATTTCCATGGTGTTAAAGTTAGGGTTTATGATTTCTTACCCACCAAAGCCCAATCTACTGACAATTCTGCCAAGGTTGAACCTAATAATCTTGGCTTGAGGGCTCCAACATATCAAGCTCAATCTGGTGATAATGCCTCAAAAGTGACTCCAAACTCTCTAGGTTTGAGAGCTGCAGCATACCAATCTCAAGGGTATTCACCTTCTGATTTTTTAGGGAAGGATTACTGCTCTGTTGATAGAAATTTGGAAAGTATTGCTGACTCTGTCTATCGCAAAAATATGTATCGAATGTTTACTCCTAATAATGTTTTTGGCGGCCATGTACTTTGTTTCAAACAAACTGTGTGTGCTATCCCAAAACATTTTCTTTACACTTTTGAGGGTAATGCTGAGAGATTTCAATGGAATCCTGACTCCCTTTTTACACTAGTTAGCCATACTAGCGACTATGCTGTTACTTTCCCTTATTCTAAACTTCTTCAGGCTAAACATAGCCCTGATTATGACCTAGCTTTTTTCTCACCTGGAAGACATTTTGCCCTACATAAAGATATACTTCCCAAAGTTTATGCTGCTAAAGATCATGAAAATTTTGACTCTGCTAGTGAATGTACTATTGTTGTACCTGCACGCAAGCCTAATGATCCATGCAAATGGCTCAATCTTCCTGTTTCCCGTCAACTTAAGACTGTTAATGTTAAAACACCTTGTGGCCGTCCCTATACTGTTACTTGGTCCTACATGGTTCCTCGCAGATTTGAGCAAGGTGATTGTGGTAGTCTGCTTTTTGTCCATAACACTGGAACCCGTTCACGCAAATTGGCTGGTTTATTTTTCTCCTCCCACACTGTCCATGATAGGGGATTGTTTACACCCTTATACTCGGAGGATTTAGAAAAGGCATTTAACGACTTTGAGAAAATTAGATTACCTATTGAAGAACCTGATGAGTATGTTGCCAGTGCCTATAATCCTACCTTTTTTCCTGTTATAGAAGATAGACCTATAGAAGGCTATCTTCGTTCTGATAGGACTTCCTATGTAAAAACTCCACTTTATTCTGCCTGGTCTGAACCTACCAAGAAACCTACTGTGGCTAGCAAGCGTTGTATTGATGGCGTTGAGTTTGATCCTAAGCTCAACACTATGCTTTCTAGGCACCGTATTGTCCAACATATTCCCGAAGATTGGGTAGATAGCGCTTCTGCTAGTTACTATGCCCACATTATGAATAAAAGCTTCGAGAATAGTCCTATTAGAAGGTTTTTAACTATTGAGGAAGCTGTCTATGGTATAGATGGGGTCTTTTCCTCTCTTGACTGGTCTACTTATAATGGTCCTTCTTTTGGCAAGCTTACAAAGACTCAAATTTTTGGTCCTCGACTTGGCAAGCCATTTTCTGGAACTCATTTTAAGCTCTTTAAGGAGAAATATGATTCTTTCTGGGACAAAATTCATAATCAAGGCATTGTTCCTTATAATGTCGTTCATATAATGTTTAAAGATGAGCTCCTTCTCAATGAGAAAGTTGATGCAGGAAAACTCCGTGAATTCCATGCCTGGGATGTTCATGTTTATGTAATCTTTCGGCAATTGTTTGGAGGCTTCTGTGATTGGTTTCTAAGGAACTGTGGTCTAAATTCTAGTGCTCTTGGTGTAAATCCTTATTCTGAAGTTTGGGATGAGTTTGTAGCTTACTTGACTTCTGATAGCTCCTTTGCCTCTATCTTTTTAGATGGTGATATTAAGAAAATGGATTCTTCTCCTAGTTTTGCCTGGTATGCTCCAATTACTGAGAACGTTGTTAACGCTTGGTATGGAAATGATGAGTATTCCGATACCCGCCTTAGAGCCACTGCAGTTTGTTGTTTCATTTATGCGTGGTTTAAATTTTGGGTCCTTAAGCTGAACTATGGTACTTCCAGTGGTGTCTTTCTCACTGGCGTTTACAATACCATTGTTCTTATTCTTGTTTACATGATTTGTTTTGTTTATGTACTTAAGATTGTTGTTTTGCCTGCCTTTTTTCGTAAATTTGGTCTTTTGGCTCATGGTGATGACTCTGTTCTAGCCAATCGCTTGTTAATATCTTTTGACCTTCAAGAGATGGTTGCTGGTTTTGCCCGATTAGGCTTTACCCTTACACCTGGCTCTAAAGACTCATTAGATTGGAAATTTATGCCAATTGATCAAATTACTTTTCTTTCTCGTGGTTTCCGGTTTGAACCAATTCTTTCTAGGTTTGTAGGCCCTTTAAAGACGGAAACCCTGCTCCAAATGCCCTACTACACTTCCACTTCTACTAATGTTCTTCAGATTACTAGAGATGTTGTTGATATTTGTCTCTTTGAGCTTGCTCTTTGGCCCCAAGAATTGTGGGATAAATATTACCCCCTTATTTCGGAAGCTTCTATAAAGTTCCTTAATTACCATCCACGTTACCAAAGGCGCACTGCCACTCTACTTTCTGTTGGTGACAGTGAACTCTATCTCGCTTGTTCCGCGAGCTTAACAGAAAAATCCCCTAAAGCACTTGCCTACCTAGCTAGTGCGCCAGCTTTAAAGCTGGTAAAATTTGGTCCTAACACATTAACGTCCAGGTCGGGAGCCTGCAAGAAGCCCGAAAACACATTAAGTTTGGAGTTTAGTAAAACTCCCATTCCATCAGATGCTTATTGCATTGAGGATGGCGCCTACTTGTCCCAGGGACCTGAAGATAACCACCCCGGTGGTACATCTACAGCCCCTGCTTTCGTTGACTTAGCCGATGCTGTAGTAGCTGAGAATATTGTTTCTGTTCCTCAGTTGACTGTCAATGATTTAGATGGAGCCTTTAAATTAAAGGGAGAGTTTGATCTGCCGTCGTTTTTTGAACGTCCTGTTAAAATTGCCGATCTAACTGTCATTATTGGCTCTGATCCCCAAAATGGTGAAATCTATTCTGCTGATTTCCCTGAAAAACTTTTTACTTTTCTTTGGCCTATGTATAAGAAAGTTGAAGGGTTTCTTGGCTTTAGAGGAACCCTTAAAGTAAAATTGGTTGTAAATGCCAACCCTTTCACACAGGGATGGCTTATCATGACCTATATGCCGCTTGGTAGTGAAGCCGGCAATTTAACTAAAATGCGGCACCGCTCTATCGCCAACACTGTCCAATTACCCCATGTTAAGCTAGATCTATCTTGCGAGACTGAGGCTGTTCTAACTATCCCTTATTACTCTTGTTTACCATATTATAATATAGTTACTGGTGAAGGTAGGCATGCCCATGTTTCCCTTCGTGTTTATGCTCCCTCTGATACCGGAGCTGGCGCAGTCATTACAGATTACTACGCCCAAGTCTTTGCCTGGTATGAGGATGTTGAAATTGTCACACCTACTATTGGAGCTGTTTATCTTCCTGACATCCCTCCTGGGCTGGTTCAAGGTGATCCAATAGTTGCCCCTATTGAAGTTCCAGAAGCTGCCGAAGGTTTTGTTTCCCAAGGCCCTTCTGATGCTGAGGCCGCAGCTCAAAAGCCGAGCACTGTTTTGAAAAATATTTCTATGGCTACCTCTATGATGAGCCGTATCCCCATTGTTAGTTCAATAGCTAGACCCACTTCTTGGGCTACTAGCTTTCTTTCTGGAGCAGCCTCTGCTTTTGGATATAGTAACCCAATTGAACCTGCTCCTGTCACTAAAACTGTTCGAATTAGTAATTACGGCAATCTTAATGCTGATATGCCTAGACATTCACAGCAGATGGGCCTTAGTGCTTCAAATACTTTGCGTCTTCTTCCAAAATCAAGTCCTCGTGGACAGGAAGAAATGTCTTTTGAATTTATTTCTTCCGTTCCCGGTTACCTCGGAAACTTTGAGATGGCACCTGATGACACTGTTAATGGAGCTAAATATGTTCTTGAGCTTTTACCAACAGCTTTTCGATATTCTCAAGTCATTGGAACCAGAACTCATCATACTTTTGTACCTTGGTCTTATCTGTGTTATAACTTTTTCACTTATTGGAAAGCTACTGTCCATCTTACTCTTCATATTGTCAAAACCCAGTATCATTCTGGAAGACTTAGTGTTGAGTATTATCCCGGTGTTACTAACGCCGATGTTTCCGCAGTCACAGACCCTTGGAATTGGTCTTCTAGAACTGTTGTTGACCTCCGTGAGTGCAATAAGGTTGAGCTCTCTTTTCCTATGGCCCCTGGCTTTACAATGGCGGACCGTGATAGATCTGCTGGGACTATTATTATTCGTACTCTCAACCCTGTTACTTCTCCCCCAACTGCCTTTGACAAAGTTTATGTTCATGTTGAATCTCATGCTACCAATATACAGTTTTCTAAGCTTTCTTCTGGGACTATGTATCCTGTTATCTTTACTGCTGATGCCCCACCTAGTAGTTCTACAGGATATATCAGTCAAGGCCCTTGTGATTTAGGCACTGATGCATCTAACACTTACTTCTCTGAACTTACCAACGATGTTTCCACATTAGAGTTAGTTTGTGGTGAAAAAATAACTAGTGTTCTACAGCTCGCCAAAACTTTAGTTACTGTCTCTCTTACAACCACCTCTACTAGCACCGTTCTTAGACCTTGGAACTTTGATATGTATGTTATTGATTCTGGAACTGGTGTTCGTACCGTTCCTAACTACATTAACCCGACTCATATGTTCATTTCTCTAATGTTTGGTTTTATGAGAGGTTCTGTTGAGGTTAGTCTTGAAGGAAGCGTCTCTACTTCAGGCAAAATTACTACCTCCATTTGGACCCTTCCATCTTCTGGTACAATTTCAACAAAAAATCTTGCATTTGACGCCTTTGTTCAGGGACCTTCATGGGCCCCACGTTCTGTCTCTTTTCCTACAGAGTCAGGCATCCACTCTTTTACAATACCTTGGTATGACAATAAGCATGTTTCTCCTGTCATCCCTTGGTTAGTTACCAATAATGTTAACGCTTATCTCCCAACTACTGATTATAAGCGTAAACTTACTACTTTCGGCTTTGTTGCTGATGTTGTCCCCCGGATTTTATTTAAAGTCGGAGATGATTTTCAGTACTCCTATTTCTTAGGTGTTCCAACAATGGTCGAAACTTCCCAACTCGCCTCTTAGGAGGCGTCCAGTCGTGAAATTTTTACTCATTTTACTTTGTGAGTTTTATGTAGGCGACTATAAATAATCTAATGATTTATTAAATTTGTCTTTTAACAGCAACTGTGTTAATTTTAAAAATAGTGAATTTGATAGTATATCAAACTGTCTTAAAAGTACAGTACTCGCATCCCGCGACTACTTTTTC